ATCTGTAGAATGGCACTAGAAGCGTCTAGAGGATCTGTATATCCATAAGCACCGTATATGGGGTTGCCATCATATGCAAACCCCAGAATCGGTGAATGAGATGATCCTGTGTCATTTGCTCTTAACGTAGTAGGAGATGCATAATAAGCATATCCATAACCTTTAGCAGAATCAAAATTCTGGAACCAATATCCATTCTCAGAGTCTACATTATTTTTGTTTATAAAATACTTGTCCTTTCTCCACTCTTTAATAGTTGCAGTTGCAGTTGCACCAGAACCAACAGGAATTAAATCAACTTGTATATTTGTTTCTGTATAATTTGTACCACCATTAACTATGGTAAATCCAGTTACAGCACCAGTACTTGAAACTGTAGCAACATAATCAGCAAATCTACCCTTTCCTGCATTATCAGTTATTCTAACTTCAGGAGGAGTTGAATAGTATTCTCCAGCATTAGTAACATTAATACTTGTAATTACACCATTAGTAATTACAGCAGATGCAGTAGCATTTCTTCCAGATACTATCTCAATAGTAGGAATAGCAGTATATGCCCCTGCATTTGTAATAGTTATTGATTCAACTACCTGTCCAGATAATATTGATTTTGCTTTATTAGATAAACCATCAACTAATACATATGGAGCATCAATATATCCATTACCACGAGCATTAACAGTAATCTTTTGAAGAGCACCATTGTATACAACACTTGAATCTTTATATCCTGCAAACGGTATACCATTTGTAGCAATACCTACATCTCTATACTTAGTCTCATAAGTCTCAGTTGTAGAAATAGGAGTCTTTCTAATAATTTTTAATTGTTTCTGATCTTTTATGTTAGCAGGTTGGTTAGTTGTTCCTACTGTATGAGAAGGAAACCCAGACGAAGCTATGTAATAACCTTCACCATCTTCATAGATGGATGATACGTTAGTGTTTAGATCACTGATAAGAGGAGAAGCACCAGGCAACGCCCATCTAAGATTATTCTGTGAATCAAAAATCTTTACATCATTTGTTAAGAATCCAGGATCTGATATTTCAAGTATATCACCTGCATTTGAGTATGGTGCATCTGTCTCATTAGTCGCATTATATAAGACACCATAGACTAATAGAGTTACATTAGAACCAGATACATTTGCTCCATATGTTACTGTAGTACCTACAGGATAAGTTGTAGTACCCTCTCTTGTCTTTATTACAAACTGATTAACATTTTTATCTTCAAATGTAAATTTTTCATCGTCAATAATAAACTCACCTTTCTTATCCCAACCCATCGTAGATTCTACATCAATCCTATCACCTACAGTATCACTAATAAGAATAGACTCAGTTAATTTAGTTCTTGCAGCTGTGGAAAACTCTCCATTTACACTTGCTTCGTTAAGTATGATCTCATATAAATCTTCCCCATCATACTTACTATCATAACGTACATTATCAACAATAGCAGAAGCATGTATACCACTGGTTTGTGTAATCTTTTTACCTATAAGATCTGTTACTGTACCTGATAGTACTTTAACTTTAAGAGAATAATTATTAACCCAAGTAGATTCAGAACTCTTTAGTGTAAAATCTCGTGGATATGCAATCTCTGGTTCTGGATCATCCTTGACCAAACACTTGAATAAGAATTTAACAGACTTATCAGTTCCCTTTGATTGGTAAAAAGAACTTATATTTTTAATAAGAGTTCTCTTATCTACAGCATCATTCAAATATGCTTGTGGAAAATCATTTAAGTACTCACTTTCAAAACTTTTAATTAATGCATATAAGAAAAAGTTACTAATATTTTGTACCTGAGATCCATTGGTATGACTGGATGCTTGAGTAGTAACAAATGTACTTGTGGAATAAAGATCTCCTAATTTTGTATTACCACTTACACCACGACTAATTTCTTTAAACTGAGTATCTGTTCTACTCTTATAGAAACAGATCTCATCATCTATCTTAAAGTATCCACCATTTTTAGGGAAAGATGAAGCATCTGCTACAGTTATAGTAGTATCAGAAGGATTGATCAATCCACTTACAGTAGTACTCTGTTTTAATATATTATTCTCGTAGAAATCAATGTCACGATAAGTTTCAAGGTTCTCAACTATATCATACGGTTGACCTTGTAATTCTAATTGCTCATAGTACTTTTGTATGAACTTACCAAAAAGTTCATACTCTTCGTTGATGAAATCAGGTAGTTGAGAATCAACTAAGAATGAAATCTTATTCGCAGTCTTTGACATCTACTCTTCTTTATAAGCGACGAATTTACTCTTTGACACATCTACATCTAGATATGCCTCACGCTTAACTTCAATATCCTTATTAGCAGGTTTAACTCTTAACTCAATACGATTGTCGGAAAAAGTACCTTTAAGGATAGTAAAGTCTGTCATCATTATTTCACCGTTAGTGTAATCAACAGTTCCTACTGAATCATTCAATAGAATCTTGTCACCACTTACAGGGTCTAGTCTATATAGTACCAATTTACCACTTCTATCCTCTAGATATGAGGTATAGGTAGGGAACTCAAATACAGTCATACCCGTTGATGATACAACAGGATTGTTACAATCTACTAAGAAAGGATTCTGATAACATACTTCATAGAAAGCAGATGTATTAATCTGTGCTATGAAATCCTTTCTCATAGTAATGTCAGTATCATTGGAATTGATAGAAATATCGGAATTATCAATAACACCAATAAATTTACTATATCTGAACTTACCATTAAACTTCTCAGTCTGAGATGTCTTAAGATATTCAACTATCGCATTAGATGACTTAGTTGCTATTTCAAGTGGAAGTAATTGAGTCTTTGTTCCAGTGTAATAGATTTTACTGGTTAACTCCAAATACAGTATAGAAGGATCAACAAACTCTGGTCTTATAGAAGCAACAGTATACTTCTTAAGTTCTGATGTTAACTCATTTTTAGTAAATGATGAGAGTGAAGCAGCCTCAGTGGGTTTTACAGAAAGAAATACTTTACCATATGCAGGTGGTACTTGTTCTTCACCACCAAACACTATAACGTCACTAGTTGCTGGATATAGATTTCTTACAATTGCTTTGTAGTCATTACCAGTTACTGCTCTATTCTGTGATCCATAGAACTTAGGAGCATTATATTTAATTTTATCAATAGTCTCAATATCAGCACCACCAGATGCTATAGAGGATGCAGTAAGAGATGTAACAGCAAACGGAAGAGTTATGGTAGTACCATTCTCATCTTCCATAAGACCATTAAAGGTAAAAGTCTTCGCACCATTAGTAGCAGTACCATTAGTTACGATATAACTTAATTGAACTACATTATTATCTTCTAACTTCTTACCTAATACACCATCACCAAAAAATATCTCATACTTCTCATCTTCAATCTCATTGATAAAGTATACCTTATCACTTGCACCAATATCTAATATATTGTTTGCTACTTTATAATCAGTGAATATACTTGAGTTTGCTGCCTGAAATACTCTTACATTTAATGTATTAGTATCAATACCAGCATTTTCAATTATAAAGCGTTGATTCTTAATACTAGTATCAACTACTGTATTACTGACAAGTTGAGAACCTTCATAGATTGGTACTCCTGTGAATGTTGCAACCTTATTAACAACAGAGACCTTATTATCATCCTTTAAGATATAACGATATAGACTGCCATCATAGTTAGTTACAAATCCACTACCTGCTTTGAGTGATACTTCCGCAGGTGCTGTACCAGTGAATGTGAGTGCCATATCAACAGCCGCTTGAGGTGCTGTAATGGATTTGGGCGTATACCCAAGTTGTTTCGCAATTGATACCACATTATCCCGTAGGGTTGCGGAATCTAAGAACGTCTCATTCACTACCATGTTGGTGTTGAATGCGGTGTAATACGTATTGTACGCCATTACATCCAGAATCTGACTAATTGCAGATCCTTCAAAGTCGTAATCAGTGAAATCTGACTGTGCTCTCATATAGTCTTTGAGAGCTGTCTTGATGTCAGCGAAGTCTAGGTTGTTTAACTGGGTATATGGCATTATCTCGTCCTTGCAAGGAAGAAGTCTACGGCTACTGGTGGATCGTCTGTTCCTCTTATCTCATACGTCATTTCAACATCAAATCCATTATCATCAAAGTTCGGTGTCGCACTAAGATTTAAAATACTGATCCTTGGTTCCCATCTATCTATGGTATATCTTATATTACCTGTGATCTGACTAGCAGTACCAAAATCAAGAGGTTCAAACAAATAACTTCTTATATCAGATCCATAATCAGGATTCATCAATCGTTCACCCTTATTAGTCAACAGCAAATTCACAATTGCTTGCTTAATAGCAGAAGCATCCCTACTGACAACTAAATCATCAGTAACAGGATGCTTCTTAAATGTAATATTAATGTCCTTAAAGGACAGTGTACTCGCCATTGACTGACAATATAGGAAGTCAGTTATATTTAGCGACTTTTATCCTACCTTGTAAAAGGTATACTTTAAAAATAACTCTTCTCCTTTCTTAATCTCTTTAATCGTCTTCATATAGTAGATTCTACCCCAAGCTTGGTCTTCGTACCATTTCACGCAATTGGGGTCTTCAGAGTGATTTATGAACCCTCCTAGAGGCGTTCTCATTATCTCGTCTTCCACTACCACGTGGGATACACCAAGGTACATCATAGCATCAATATCTTCTTTCGCAAAAAGACCTTGACCTGCTATAGGACTATCCTTTATATGTAACTCATTTGGTAGTGCTTGATATGTCATTTTCGGAGTCGTCGGCGTTCGGGGGTCGGAGACCTCCTCTAGAATTGCTTCGGATGAGTTATCACGTCACCGTGTATTTCACCGATATCATCTATATGGGCATGATCAATGTCAACATGCAACTCTTTCTCAAAAGAATCTGCGATCCTCTCAAGTGCTGAGGCAATACGAGAAAGATCGTCACTCATTTTCCCTGACCTCTATATCTCTTCTTCGCTCCATTACGAGAAGTCGCAGAAAGTTTTGTATTCTGTGACTTACCTTGTCTAGTCACCTTTGCAGGAGGTGCTGCATGTTCGTTGTTATTGTATAGTGCCATAATCAATCTATGTTATCAATATTGTAGCATGAACTCAAAGATCATGCAAGTACGTTAGCAGACCCTGTTGTTATAGGACCAGCATCAGTTGTATCTCCAATTCTTGCGATTGGTTTACCGTTAACTAACACTGTAGCATTTCCAGTAGCAACTACCCCAGTCTTGCTAATGCAAACAGGAGGTACACCTGATGGATAAGGTGCAGTAAGATCACCTACACCACAAACAACACTACCATTCACCAATACTGTAGGAGCACCTGGTCCAGCAAGTGCAGTTACACCTGAGACATTACATGCGTCTGCTGTTGTAACTACAGATCCGATTATTGCTACTCCTGCCATTGCTTCAACTCCTCTACTGTATTATGTAGATAGTCAAGTGTCTCGGCAATACTTTGGTATTCCTCAGACTTCGGTGGACGGTACATCAACTGTGGAGTTTCTAGCATTGCAATCCTCTTCTCCAGTTGATTCAACTTCTCGCACAATAGGAGGAGTGACTCGTTGTACTTCTGCATTGTCAAGGGGTTGTCTGCTATCATTATCTACTCCTGAAAATCGTTTTGCTGCTGCAAACTCAAAGTCATCACAAAACTGGTCAAAGTTATCTAAGACCTCATTGTAAAAGTTTTTATCTACTGGTTCTTCTCTCATCGGTTCTGATGTTGTTGTACTTCTGGATATCCATTAATAGGATCGTTGGGATCAACGCCCATTTGTGCTTCTTCCATATCCAATATCTTCTTCTCTATTGATATAACTCTCACACACAATTCTTCAATTAGATCAGCAAACTTATTCAACTGATGTGTATGGGTGGCAATTGCATATGCAGGATCACCCATCATTTCAGAATGTGCTGCTTCTGCCTCTGTAACCTGTGGCATGTCTGTGGGGGGCGTATTTAATAAGTCGGGTTTTTCAGTCATTTTTTACCTGGGAAAATTTTTCTAAATTCTAGCACAGAACTTTTTATTTTGCAAATTTATTTATAGGTCGTTGGGATACTTTTGTAGGTTAGACGTTTTGGATTTTGCTCGGCACACCCCCGAAACCCCAAAGGGGTTTAATTAACTGCCCACTGTGCTAGACTGTGAGTGAGCAGCAACCTTCGGGTGCAAGTCCTGTGAGTATGCGATATGTCCATGCAAAATTCAATGCTCTTGCTGCGTGAGTTCTTCCGATACGTCCTGCGGTTTGGATGATTGGTAGACCGTCACGGTTGAATTGAAATCTGTATGCTGAGTTTTTAGGTGTGCTGCCTGTCCACTCTAGAGAATCAGCGTGTGGGGCAAGTCCTTTGAATGGGAATGCTGCCTTTGCTGCTTCATAGTATTTTGCTAACTGACTTAGTGTGATGATGAACCACTCTTTGCCGCCAGTCTTATTCATGAAGTACTCACGGTAACGCTCAGGCACTTTGCGATTCCATGCCCCATGATTGCCAACGTAATCCAATGTTGAATAACCGTCATTTCTCAACCTACGGTGTAGGTATGATTCAACCGTGCCGCACTTGTTGACTGGTAGCAAATGATGAAAATACAAATCACCTGAGTTAGAGGTGGCGTGTTTTTCCATGACCTTACGCATTGACTCTTCGCCATCATGCGATAGACCAATCTTGACAGCAACGTATTTTGAATCGTCTGAGGTAATGAAGTTGTCACGGCATGACATGAAATAAATGCAACCGATGCCGTTGTGGTTTGTGTTGCCTGGTTGTGGTGCGTCATCCTTAACGGTTGCCCCAAAATGATGTAGAGAGTTTTGAAGATCCATGATGAAAAATGTTTATAAAATGAACAAAGAGAAAAGTGACCTAGTGGCGGTCACTTATATTCCATGTGCCTCCACATGGTGTTTTGAGTTCTTCCCATGCTCGCTGTTGCATTGCTTGAAATGCTGCGAGTACTGCTGGATCTTTCATTGCTGAAGCGTTAGCAAGAACACGTCCGTTGTAGTAAGAGTTGAGTTCGTTTGTTTTGTTCATGCTTTAATTATACACACAAAAAACCCCCATAACAGGGGGTAGTGGTCACTTTGATGACTGGCACAGACTAGGATCAATTTGACATAGTTGGCTGTTACGCTGTTCAGTAATGCCTTCCATTTTTTTGATTGCATTACTGCCAACGTGCCAACCGCCAAGGATGACTAAAGCAATAAGAAAAAATCTCATTGTGCTAGTTCACATCTGAAACCTGCACCCTGATAGAATGCCAACATCTCAAGTGCTTTCGCCACACTTGAAAATGAAATTAATCTTGCGTGGCGTTGGTCATCTTGTGACCAGTAACGAATTGAAATCATGTTAGTTAAAGACTGCATTGGTTTGGACTGTTGAGATCAGGACTGAATCCTGTCTGAATTGTTTCTTATATGCTGCTGCTATGCAGTGCATATTTAATAAGTGGTCCTCCACTTCATTGTCTGGACACTCAAGATAAAAAATCTTAGTGTTTTCCAGTTCACCTTTCCAGAGACCTTCGCCATCTATGAAAGTGCCATACTCAAAATGTGGCATGATCTCACGCTTAATGAATGAGTTCATCATGCTATCGGTAACAGTTCCGTTATCGGGAATGTTGCGACCCATGATTAGTTCAAGACGTTTCATAAGATTTCCTTGAGTACATACACAGTATAGCAAAAAAGCGAAGGTAAAAAGCATGATGTGGACAGTTTGTGAAGTGGTCTAGCTGAAGAGTGGTCTCATGTAATCTTTGAACTCTTCGCACATGGCATGTGATAGAATACGCAATTGTTTCTCATCACTGTTGTTACCATCTGCCACGAGTTCGTCATAACATGCCTGTCTTATTCCTAAGTCGGTGATGTCGTACTCATGCAGTTGGACGTGTTTGAAAAATGACATAGAGTTTAAGTGTAATCAAATGGACTGGGATCTGAGACCTTATCCCAAAGGGAGGCAAAAGCGTCATCCTCCTCTAAGTGTGGAGGTACTCCCAGATCATGAACGAATAAAAAAAGATTGACCAAAGCAGTTTCCTCTGCCTCGGTCATTGAAAGATGTCTCAAAGTGCCTCCTCTATTGCTTGGTCTAGTGCGACTGAATAGAGTGCTACTTCGTCATGTGTTGTGAGGTCAACAAAGAATCTCTTCACGAAATCCTCATAGATGTCCTCTGCTCTTGCTTCAACAAAATCAAGATTGTAAGACATAAAATCCTCTAATGGTTTGTGGTGTGGAAGACATCTTCAAAACTCATATTTTTATAACGGATGAGTTACCGTGAGTACAAGAGGTCTCCAAACATAAAGAGAAGTTATCC